GAAGACCTCAAAAATACAGAAAAGCAAACTAGAATCAAAGCAGATCAAGCAAAACGAAGATTAAATAAAGCATTAAAGAAAGACAAAGTTGAACCAGAGGTATTAAACTTTACGGAACAGACTGCATCTGAACCTGAAGTTATCTTTAGACCAAATCCTGGACCACAGACAAGGTTTCTGTCAGCTAATGAGAGAGAAGTATTTTATGGTGGTGCTAGAGGTGGAGGTAAGACATATAGCTTACTTATTGCACCATTAAGGTTTGTAGATAAACCTGCTGCTAGAATGTTACTTATTAGACGTTCTATGCCTGAGTTGAGAGATGTTATATTCCAGACGCAGCAATTATATCCGAAAGCTGCACCTGGAGCTAAATGGAAAAGCCAAGAAAACACTTGGTACTTTTCTAGTGGAGCAAGACTAGAGTTTGGATATTGCGAGAACTTACAAGATGTTCTAAGGTATCAAGGTCAGTCTTACTCTTGGATTGGAGTAGATGAGTTACCACAGTATGCAAGTCCTGATGTTTGGCACTTTTTAAGATCATCTTTGCGTACTACAGATCCCACTATTCCTCTCCATATGAGGGCTACTGGAAACCCTGGTAACATAGGATCTGCATGGGTCAAGAAAGTTTTTATCGATCCTGCTGAACCAGATACTAGGGTGACTGAGAAAATAGAGTATGAGTTAGATGGTAAAACATTAACTAGCGAGATAACTAGAAAGTTTATTGCTGCATCTGTATGGGATAATCCATACTTGACACAAGACTCTAGTTATGTTGCAATGCTTGCTTCTCTACCTGAAGTTAAGAGGAAGCAGTTCTTATATGGCGATTGGGATGTAGTTGAAGAAGGTGCTTTTCCTGAGTTCGATAAGACGGTGCATACGTGCGAAAGTTTTGAGATTCCGAAGGGCTGGACGCGAATTAGAGCAGCCGACTTCGGATACGCGGCCCACTCCGCTGTTCTATGGGGGGCTGTTGATTTTGATGGTTGTTTGTGGATATATCGAGAGTTGTACGTTAACCGTTTGACTGCTGATATGCTAGGCCAGAAAATCATGGAAGTAGAAGAAAGTGATGGTAGAATACAAGATGCATTACTAGATAGTTCATGTTGGGCTAAACGAGGTGATGTAGGACCATCAATAGCAGAGACAATAAATAGGGAAGGATGTAGATTCAGACCATCAGATAGATCACCGGGATCTAGAGTTGCAGGTAAGATTGAGTTGCATAAACGTCTGATGGTTGATGAAGAAACAGGGGAGCCAAGTATAAAAATACTGAATAGTTGCAGAAACCTTATAAGTCAGTTAGCTGCACTACCAGTAGACTCACGCAACCCTGAAGACGTTGATACCAAAGCTGAAGATCACTTGTATGATGCACTAAGGTATATGATAATGTCTAGACCTACGAATGTAAGAGTAGCATACGAGAATACACCAAAGAGAAGGTATCAACCGTCCGATTCAGTATTTGGATATTAAAAATGGTTTTTGTATATATACTCATAGTTTTAGCATTAATGCTTGCTGCTGGAACTTTAATATGGGCAGCTTACTCAAAGGACTGATATGAAAAAGCCACGTAACTATCGCAGAGAGTATGTTAAAACACATGGAACAGCCAAAGGTAAATTAGATAGAGCTGCGAGAAACAAAGCTAGAAAGATGTTAAATCCTCCTAAAGGTATGGAAGTTCATCACAAGAATGGAAATCCTAGAGACAATAGGAAAAAGAATCTAGCAGTTGTGTCTAAAAAATTAAATAGAACCTTGCAGCCGAAAAGGAAAAAATATGGTAGACAAAAATGAGTTAAGCGCATTAGAAGAAAAAACTGAAGATGAACGCTCTTACGATAGTCTAGTAAGTTATGTCGAAGCTAGATACGAAAGAGCTAAGACACGTAGATACTCTGATGAAGAACGATGGGTACAGGCATATAAAAACTATCGTGGCATATATGGCCCTGACGTACAGTTTACCGAAACAGAAAAGTCTCGCGTATTTATTAAAGTAACGAAGACAAAAGTTCTTGCTGCATATGGTCAGCTAGTAGATGTTCTGTTTAGTCAGAATAGATTTCCTATTGGTGTAGAGCCGACTGCATTACCTGATGGTGTAGTCGATAGTGTTCATGTAGATCCTAAAGAACAAGAACAAGAAAAAGCTTTAGAACAAATTAAAGATATATATGGTAGTCCTGGAGATGGTAATGATTTACAACCTGGTGATACTACAGATACATTAACAGAAAGATTAGGTCCACAGAAAGAAGAACTAGAAGATATAGAAGGACTTAAAGAAGGGCCAGGTCAAACACAAACTGCTGTTACTTTCCATCCTGCTATGGTTGCAGCTAAGAAGATGGAAAAGAAGATTAAGGATCAGCTAGAAGAGTCATCAGCTACTAAGCATCTTAGACACTCTGTATTTGAGTGTGTGTTGTTTGGCACTGCTGTTATGAAAGGACCGTTTGCATTAGACAAAGAGTATGCAAATTGGGATGACAAAGGTGATTATGATCCTATAGTAAAAACTATACCTAGAGTAGAATATGTATCGGTATGGGATTTTTATCCTGATCCTGATGCATATAATATGGAAGATGCTACGTACACTGTAGAACGTCATAGACTAACTAGACCACAACTTAGAGCATTAAAGAAGCGTCCTTTCTTTAGGTCTAAAGCTATTGATGATGCCATTAAGATGGGTGAGAACTACAATCAAGAGTGGTGGGAAGAAAGTCTAAATGACAATGAAGTATCCTCTGACTTTGGTGGAGAGGGTTATGCATCTAACAATGGTGACGTAGAACGATATGAGGTACTAGAGTTTTGGGGTACGATAGATAAAGATATTGCTACAATACAAAACCTAGAGATACCTGAGAAGTTTCTAAAAGATGATGAGGTACAAGTTAATGCTTGGGTATGTAATGGAGAAATCTTACGATTTGTAATTAATCCATTCACACCGAAGCGTATTCCATATGTAGCTAGTCCATACGAACTTAACCCATATAGTTTCTTTGGTGTAGGTCTAGCAGAGAACATGGACGATACCCAAACATTAATGAATGGTTTTATGAGATTAGCAGTTGACAATGCTGTATTATCTGGTAATCTATTGATTGAGGTTGACGAGACAAACCTAGCACCGGGTCAGGATCTTACAGTATATCCCGGTAAGATCTTTAGAAGACAAGGTGGTGCGCCAGGTCAAGCTATATTTGGTACTAAGTTTCCAAACGTGTCAAGTGAAAATATGATGTTGTTTGACAAAGCTAGAGTATTGTCTGATGAGTCATCAGGATTACCATCATACTCATACGGACAGACAGGAGTTATGGGTACAGGTAGAACTGCATCAGGTATATCTATGCTAATGGGTGCAGCCAGTAATGCAATACGTACCGTGATTAAGAACATGGATGACTATATGTTACGTCCTATGGGTGAAGCATTGTTTGCATTCAATATGCAGTTTGACTTTGATCCAGAGATAAAAGGTGATCTAGAGATTAGAGCTAGAGGTACAGAGAGCTTTATGAAGAACGAAGTCAGGTCACAACGTCTTATTAGTTTCCTACAGATTGCAAGCAGTCCTGTCTTAGCACCATTTGCTAAGTTCCCATACATTATGCGAGAGATAGCATCTACTATGGATCTGGATGTAGAAAAGGTTACAAACAGTCCTGAAGAAGCATTTAGACAGGCTTTACTACTACAACAGATGCAACAGCAGATGGTAGAACAAAATCAACAAACACCACAACAGATGGACCCAACAGGAGCAGGAGGTGGTAATATAGGAACTGGACAAGCACCTGCACCAGGAGAACAAGGTTTTGCTACAGGTGGTGGTCAAAATACAGGAACACAACAGCAACAGCAACAGGCTCAAGGTGGTCAAGAACAACAACTACCACCAGAACTAATGGCTATGTTGCAACAACAGGCAGGTGGTAATGCTTGATCAGAAGACAGCAAAAGATCTAATACCGTTAGTAAATCAACCAGACTTTGATGAACTATTATTAATATACCTGAATACAAAGAAAGAAGATGCTTATCGTATCCTAGAACAAAGTGATGATGATATAGAAATATACAGAGCGCAAGGACAACTTCACATACTTAAACGTATGGAAAGTATGCGACTAGAGATACAAGCGACAGCTAAAGGAACTTGACATGGCTAATACAGACCCAAGAACATTTGCAGGTTTAGGATCTTTTCTACTAAGATCTTTGATGGAAGAAGGTGTTGTTACAAGAGATATTTCTCCTGAAAGATTAAAAAATATTTTAGGAACTGCTGCCCATGAAACTGGATTTTTTGAAAGGTTAGAAGAAAACTTAAACTACAGAACTATTCGTAATCTAAAAAAAGCAGGTATTGATGCAATAAATAAATTATCATTTACACAACAAAGAAAACTTTTAAATAATCCTAGAGCTTTTGCTAACGTAGCTTACCGTAATTTACCAGGCAATACTGCACCTGATGATGGGTATAAGTATAGAGGAAGAGGGTTTGTTCAGCTAACTGGTAAAGCAAATTATAAAACAATGGGTGATAGATTAGGAATTGATTTAGTAGAATCTCCTGATCTTGCATCTGATCCAAAAATAGCCGCACAAATTTATGCATCTTGGATAAAAAAATCCCCTGTAAATGGTAAAGGTATAGAAAATTTTGATAGCTTTGACTCTGCATATAAAGCAGTTAATCCAAGCGAAACAAAAAAACAGAGAGATATTAGAAGAATTAGTATAAATAAGTATGCAGGTGGTGGTAATATTAGAGAATGGGCTGATAGTATATTTACTAGATTAGACAGAACTACTCCTAAAATGGAAATAGAAGAAGCTGAATCTAAAAGTATTAAGTCAGCCTTAAAACAGTTTTATGATCCTGCTTTTCCAAAAGAAAGACCTGATGATACAGAAATAATGCTTGCTGATGAAGAAAACAAAAGATCATTAGAAGCTGTTGATATGCCTACTATGAAAATAACAAGAGATGATGGCAGAGAAGCTATTGATATTCCTACTAGGAAAATAAAAAGAGATGATGGCAGAGAAGCTGTTCCAATGCCCGAAAAAAATTCTAAAATAAATTCTGTTATAGATAGAATGCGTTCTGCATTTAAAGAAAAACAAGTACAAAAAGTTATTAAAGATTTTCAATCAACTAAAGGGCTACTGAAAGCACTAGGTCCAAGTGGTGGTTCAACTACATCACAGATAGAAAAGTTAGCTAGAAGTAAAGATTTTATAAAAGACGTAGATAAATTACCAGACCGTTCTGTAATAAAAATGTTTTACCAGCTTGGTGACATGATAAAAAATTTTTTAAATCCTAAAGAAGATGAAAAACAAAGTTCAAACTTTAGTCTTATTAGAAAAGCTCAAGCATCTGATAAATTTAATATGAATTCTATTAAAAATTTAAGTGAAAAACTTACAAATTTTAATGAACAAAATCCTGATGTAATTGGAGATACTAGTGATGTAGCTGCTCCGCTTAGTGAAGAATACACAGGTGATAAGATTGGCACAGCACCAGAACTTCAAGTTCCAGACATAGATAATTTAGAGGCAACTCAAAATTTCTTTGAACCAGAAAAACAAATGTTATTAGAAGGTATGTCTGAAACTATTAAACCTCCTGCTGGATCATCTCCTGATCTTAGTAGAAATAGAGAACCTCAAGAAAGATCTCAGATGACCACACCTCGTCCTACAGATGATGATCCTGAGTCTGACGAAAGAGATGATTTTACACCTAATTATGCTATCGTAGACGGTACTCCTATGGAGGATGCTAATGAGTTAGGTTATGGTAGCACTTTAAGAAGATTAGACAGTAATATAGATCGTCTGAGAGAAAGATCTGAAACTGGAGATATGTTTGCTGATGAACCAATGCCTATGGGAGGTGAAGCTGATCCTAAAGTAGATGAACGAGATGATCCTACAGATCTTAGTTTCTTCCAGAGATTATTCTCAGGTGGGTTTGATTTTGATATGGGAAGAGATTCTGAAGCAGAAGAGAATATCGGTGCAGATTATTTCTATGATGAGCCTATGCCTATGGGAGGTGAAGCTGATCCTAGAGATGAGAGTGATGATGTAATAATGAATTTTAATGAGGGTGGTGAAGTTAAAGCAGACTTTGATGGTAAAGATGATGAAGAGGAACCAGCAGATCCTCCACCATTAGCTAAACCTAAAGAAGTAGCAGATGATATACCTGCACTCTTGTCAGAAGGAGAATATGTACTACCTGCTAATGTAGTAAGATATCTAGGCGTAGAGCGCATCATAGATATGCATCGTAGAGTTCTAGCTGAGATACAGCAGATGGAAGATCTAGGCATGATCCAGAATGTAGATGAAAATGGTGAGCCTGAACAAGACGATACTGAGATGAAGTTTGCTGAAGGAGAAGAACCAGAAGAAGGTGTAACCAAAGGCACTATTATTATTGCATCAGCTAAACCAAAAGGTATGATGTGTCCAGAGCCACTTTCTTTTTTTGAGGGTGGAACTCCTTCAGATGCAGATGCAGCAGCCGCTGCTGGAGTTGGAGCAGATCCTTCAGGAACTGGAATGTCAGGACCAGAAGGTGCAGGAGCAGATGCAGCAGCAGGAACTGGAAGCCCAGGAGGAGGAGTAGGTGGTCCCGGTCCTGGTAATGATAATGATCCAGATTATTCAGGGGGTTTTCCTTCTATAGAAGAAGAACTAACAGAAGAACAAGAAAATTTAGATAAGACAGGTTTTGGTGGTATCAATGATCAAGAAATGGGTTTTTATACAAGTCCTGAAAGAGGAACTGGTAGTGTTCAAGACGTTGCTGAAAGAGGTTTGTTTGGTTTAGCAAACCTTGTTGAAGATATAACAGGTTATACTCCTACTAAGGAAGATGCAGAAGCCAGAGAAAAATCAGAAAAAGAAGCAGGTCAACCTGGCGATATGGATTTTGAATTTAAAGATCCTGAAAAAATAACAGATGATGAAATAAAAGTAGATAAGGTAATAGAAGATTTACAAAGTAAGAATGTATACATTGAGGGAGTAGGTTATATCCCTCTTGCAAGTTTAATGTCACCCAGAGATGATATAGTAGTGTGACATTAATATTGGCTACCTACTACCCTTCTCGCGGTGAGAAGCTACTAGTAGCCCCATAAGAAGAAAGTAAATAAAATGGAAGCAGTACAACAAGAAGTAAAAAACGCACCTATGCGTTATAGTAAGAAAAGCATTGAAGATGAAGAAAGAGAAATTGAAGAACTAGAAGCTCAAAGATCTGGTCAAGAAGAAGAATCAGATGAGAATCTAGGTGCTGAAGAGAAAACCTTTAAAAAAAGGTATGGTGATCTAAGAAGACACACTCAACAGCTACAAGAACAACATACAAATGATATAAGAAAGCTACAAGAACAGATTGAGAGCTTAACTAAGAAACAGGTAAAGCTACCAAAGTCTGATGAAGAATTAGAAGAGTGGTCTGAAAAGTATCCAGACGTTGCAAAGATAGTAGAAACTATTGCTACAAAGAAAGCACTAGAAGCTAGAGAGGATGTAGAGAAGCGACTTAAATACGTAGATGAACTACAAACTAAGGTTACTCTAGAAAAAGCTGAAGCTGAACTAGAGAAGTTACATCCAGACTTTGCAGAGATAAGGGCTGATGAAGCATTCCATCAATGGGTTGCAGAACAGCCAAAGTGGATACAGTCAGCACTCTATGAGAATGACAATGACCCTAGAGCTGCAGCTAAAGCTATAGATCTGTATAAACTAGAAACAAAACAGACTAAGCCTAAGACTAATACAAAAGATGCAGCCAAGTCAGTAAAGAGAACGTCAAGAGCAGAAGAACCTAAAACTCAAGACCGTAATGTATGGTCTGAGTCGCGTGTTAAGAGTCTTACTGCTAAAGAATGGGATAGATATGAAGAAGCTATCTCAGAATCAGTTGCAAATGGTACATTTGTTTATGATTTAACTGGAGCTGCAAGATAAAAAAAGTCTTGACAAATTAATTAAAATGTGATATACTTTGTCACATTAATAAAAACTTAGCTTTTATGGCTAGTTTTTCGGAGCCTCTTAGTAATAAGACTACCTCCTGTTTATGCTAACTGAAGAAGTTTCAACTACCTACTATCAATAGGCCAGGATTATCCTACACCCTAGAGATGTAGCCTTGAATTGTCAATAGTTGGCTCGTTTCGATAATAGCCGAAAGGAGATGACCAATGGCTTTTAAGACTGCTGCTGGTTACGGAAATCTACCTAATGGTAACTTCTCACCTGTTATTTACAGTAAGAAGGTACAGTCAGCTTTCCGTAAAACTAGTATCGTAGAGGATATTACCAACAGTGATTACTTTGGTGAGATCGCTAATTTTGGTGATACAGTACGTATCATTAAAGAACCTGAAATTACGGTTCAAGAATATGCAAGGGGTACGCAAGTAACTCCTCAAGACCTAACTGACGATGACTTCACACTTGTTGTCGATAAAGCTAACTACTTTGCTTTTAAGATCGATGACATTGAAGAAGCACATTCTCACGTAAACTTTGAATCAATGGCAAGTGATCGTGCAGGATATCGTCTAAAAGACCAATTTGACCAAGAAGTGCTAGGCTACTTATCTGGTTTCAAACAATCTGCATTGAGTGCTGTTGCAGATACAGCTAACGATGTTAAGTCTGGAACTGATCCTGTAGCTGCTGGTTCAGATGGTTTACTATCTAGCATGGAACTTACTCATGGGGATTTCGCATCAGGTGGTACTCCTGCAAACTCAATCGCCATGTCTGCATCCAATGCTTCTGCTGTTGCTACACCATTAGCAATACTTAATCGTATGTCTAGACTTCTAGACCAACAAAACGTAGACCGTGATGGTCGATGGGTTGTTGTAGATCCAGTATTCGCAGAAGAGTTGAATGATGAAAACAGTAAGCTTCTAAACAATGATTTTGCTGGTGGACAAAATGCTGGTGACATTCTAAGGAATGGTCGAGTAATTTCTGGCTTAATCAGAGGTTTTAGAGTTTATATGTCTAACAACCTTCCTTCCATAGGAACAGGTTCATCAACAATCGCAACTAGTGGTTCAGGTTCTAACTTTGGTGTGATTGTTGCAGGACATGACTCTGCTGTTGCTACAGCTTCTCAAGTAGAGAAGGTAGAAACCTATCGTGATAATGACAGCTTTGCTGACATAGTTCGCGGTATGCACTTGTATGGTCGCAAGATTCTTCGTCCTGAAGCTCTTGTTCGCGCCAAATACAACTTGTACTCGTAAGGGGGGGAGATAAATAATGGCTACTTTTGATTTAACTTCAATACAAACCCCTACTCATAACTCTTCTGAAAGAGTTGTTTACAGCATGGAAGCAGTGCTTGATATCTCTACTATTGCAAATTATTCCTGCACTGATGGAGATATATTTCAAGTAATGGAAATACCTGCAAACAGTATCATCGTTGGTGGTGCTGTAGAGGTTCTAACTGCTTTTAATGGAACAACACCAACAGTAGATATTGGCGTAACTGGTAGTGGTCCTGATGTTCTTATAGATGGACAATCTGTTGCAGGTACAGGATATTTAGGTGCTGCTAATAATGGTCTTGCTTCTGGTTATAATAAGCAAATATCAACTGCTGATACACTAGATGTAAAACTAAATGCAGGTTCTGCTGATGTTACAAGCGGTAAACTAAGAGTAGTTTTAGTTCTGTGTGACGTATCTGATAAAGGTGCAGATGCAGTTTCCGCAGCTAGGGATATCTTAGCCTAATAGATTTTGGGGTGGTTCGTATTTGGACTGCCCCATTTTCTCTCTTTTGGATTTAAAATGGCAACTACATTTCTTACATTAACTAATGATACCTTGAGAAGATTAAATGAAGTCGAACTAACTATTACTGACTTCCCTAATGCTACAGGGTTCAGAGCGCAAGCTAAAGATGCTATTAATGCGTCATTGCAAGAAATATCTCAAAAAGAATTTGAGTTTCCTTTTAATTTTCAAAACGGCTCTTTAACTTTGGCTTCGGGTACAGCAGAGTATACTTTAGCTGCCGATTTTAAAGTGGCTGATTGGGATTCGTTTAGAATCAATCACGATGCTGGTAATAATATTTCAGCTAGAAAACTAAGACTAATTAATTACGATACATTTTTAAAGAGATTTTTTGAAAGAGATTCTGAAGCAGGTACAGGTGATTTTGATCAACCTATCTATGTATATAGGACGCTAGATAACAAAGCAGGTTTTACTCCTATACCTGATAAGACATACAGCATAAGTTATAATTACTTTGCATATGCCAGTGAATTAGTTAACCCTACAGATGCTATGACTGTTCCCGATGCGTTTAAACACGTAGTAATAGATGGAGCGTTATATCATTGTTATATGTTTAGAGATAATGCTCAACAGTCTGCTATAGCAAAGAACAAGTTTGAAGAAGGTATAGATCGTATGCGTACCTTACTTATTAATAGATTTATAGACGTTAGAGATACCAGAGTAAGCAGACTAATAAATGTACCTCATGGTAATGCATAATGGTGGACTCATTAAAGGATGTAACAGTCTTATCTAGAGGTGGGCTGTTTACAAATGAAGATGTTCTATCCTTGGCAGCCACAAATCCAGGTTCTGCAATACGTATGCTTAACATGGAGATATCTCAGTTTGGTGGATATAGAAGAGTAAATGGATTTGTACCTTTTGATTCTAATCACCCTTCTCTACCAGGCAAAGGTCCAGTACTAGGTGTTTTTATATTAAAAGATATTGTATATGGAGCTAGAAGAAACTCTGCTGATTCTACTCCAACATTAGGTTTAAACCCTATAACAACTACGTCAGGTAGTGCAACTATATCGGTCGCTCATACATCACATGGGTTAATAGTTGGAAACTTTGTAACTTTTACAGGTGCTACAGATGTAGGAGGGTTGACGTTAAATGATGTAGAGATGGAAGTTACTGGTGTTCCAGATCCAAACACGTATCAACTTAGAGTTGCAACTACAGCAACTTCTTCAGCAACAGGTGGTGGTGGTTCAGTAGTAGGTGCTTACAGTATAAATTATACTATATATAAGTATCAGACAAGTGGTTGGTTAGCGTTATCTGTAGTAGACTCAACTGGTTCAGCGACTGCATTAAATAATGCTACAGTAAAAAAGTTAAGAACAACAACCCATACCTTTGCTGGTGTAGAAGAAGTTAGTATAGTAGATGGAAAAAATTTACCATCAACATATACTGGAACAGGAAATGTAACATTAGTTGAAGTAGGAACACAATCTACTGCTACTGCTTCGGTAACAACAGATTTTAGAAATAGACAATTTTATGCAGGTTTTTCTTCTAACCCTGATAAAGTAATTTTTGCTGATGCAAATAGCGCAAAAACATTTACTGCAAGTAATGCAGGAACTTTTTCGGTTGGATTTAATATAACAGGCATGGCTAAGTTTAGAGATGGTCTGTTTATATTTGGAAAAGATAGAATAAAAAAAGTTGTAGCAGATCCTACTCTTGTGTTTGCTCAACAGGAAGTAACAAATAACATTGGCTGTATAGCCACAGATAGTATAATAGAGTTAGGTGGTGACGTATTATTTCTAGCATCAGATGGTATACGTCCTATTCAAGGTACAGCTAGGATTGGTGATATTGAGCTTGAGACTGTTTCTAAACCAGTGCAACAATTATTGCAATCACTACCAGATACGCACGACTTAGAAAATATGTCTTCAGTAGTTATCAGAAACAAATCTCAGTTTAGATATTTCTTTCCTAAAACTACTACAGCACAAGCAGACACACCAGGAATAATAGGTGGACTACGATTTGCAGATAGAAGAGTTGGTTGGGAGTTTGGTGAGTTATTAGGTATACGTTCATTTGTAGCTACCAGTGGTTTAGTAAATGACGTAGAGATGATACTACACGGTGATTTGAATGGCGAGATATTTAGGCAGGAAGTTGGGAGTACTTTTAATGGTGGGGATGTTACGGCTGTTTATGCATCACCCTTTTTATATTTCGACTCTACCGAAAGACGCAAAATATATCAGCATATATCGTTGTTCACTAGACCAGAAGGAACAGCTACAATTAACTTAGGTATCGCATACAATTGGGATGATCCTAATACACCAGACCCAACTACGTATTCGCTAACTACAGCAGGTGCTTTGGCAAGATATACAACTACAGCAAGCACATATGATGCTTCATTTACGTTTGATGGTTCGTCTAGTCCAGTTCTAGAAACCAATATTCAAGGATCAGGGAGAGCAATATCATTAATAATAACATCTACAGGAACCCAAGCTCCCTACAGTATCAGTGGGTTCTCGATTACTTATCAAGATGCAGGATATAGATAATGGCAGGATATAC